ATACGGTCTTCAGTTTCTGAACGAACTTCACTATCACCATTTTTACGGGGCAAGTTTAACAAGGCCTTTTTTTGTTTTTGTAATGCGATTGCTGGAACCGATTTTGGATTAATTTCTCTCCAACGTTTTTCGGTCTGGTATATTTCCAGAGTTTGTGTTTTTCTACTTAATGACGATACTGTTTTGCGTATCGTTTTACAAGCAGAAAGAAACCTTGGATGCGTTACTGGTGTTATCATAGGCCCTTCAAGGGCAGGCATCATTTCACGAACAAATCTGTAAAATAACCAGCGTTGTTTTTTAGATCCTTCTCTTGGTGCCCACTTCGACGCAAGTGATGGATTTTCTGAAGTCACATCAATATGTATTTGATTCGCAAGAATTTGTAAAGCATCTTTAACAATCTGATTATACTCCCCGGGTATTGTTGATGACTCGGTGGCGACCCATTCTTTCAAAAAACAACAAAATTTGGTAATATCTCCCCAGGAACCAGGCGGTGTTTCTCGTTTGTGCCCTTTTGCCCAGTAATGAAGGATTGATAATATGGTGCTCCTAGAACGTCCCATACCGATTCGTCCTTTTTGATATTCATAATAAGAAATTAGAAGAGTGTAAGCAAGGTCTCTCTCTCCTTTTCCTTTTACACAATCGCGTGTATGTGTGATAAGTGCTTGGCACATTTTGCGAATACGAATTATGTCCTCATTATATTCGCAAAATCCGTCAATATCTTGAAGAAGATCTTTATATTTTTTACCAATATCTCGCAATGTTTTCATTTTTGTTGAACTTTTATAATGAACCCTTACCATTTGGAAAAAAAGTTGAACGAATCTATCTTGAAGGTCTGTAATAGATGCTTTTTCTTTGCTAAAAGTATGTTCTGGATGAAGATTTTCCCCAGTTCCTGTGGGAAGTCGTCTGTTATCAAGTCCATCAATAAGAGACATATGATTAATATAACAAAACATATTTATTTAGACTATAATCACGTATCCTACGTCATAGGCGTAATCTCTACAATGTCTTCAAAAGACATGGGTGAACAATTATCCACCATTTTTGGGTCACTTGGATGATTAGCGGTCGTTTCAATATTTTCAAGAGGTTCTCTAAGACCACTTCTACTTGGCGGAACGGTGAAATCAATATCGTTAATTTCTTCGGTATCACTTTGCCATGAACAACATCTATTTCTAGATGTTCCACAGAACCATTCTAATGTATCATTACACCAACGAACAAGTGACATCTATATTAAAATAGTTGTGAATCTCTTATTCTCAAACACGAATTATGAAGAGTTAGGAGGTAATGGCGGTGGGATGCGAAATCGCAAAGGGTTTTTATATGATGTAACACCCGGCGTAGATGTTTCAATTTTTCCTTCTTTGACAAAAACCGGCGAACGTGGTGGTGTTAGTGGATGGAATGCAGGTGCCTCCGTCCTCTCTTTAAAGATATTGATTGGTTTTTTTCCTATATTCGGACTTGGTGGTGCCTGACGAGGATTTCCCCGTATATCTGTGTATAACTTGACCATTTCGTGATATACTCCTTCAGTGCTCCCTGATATATGTTTTGAGAACCCAAGACGAACATTATCAAACATTCTTCTCGCTCGTAATGATAAAAGAGGTTCTATTGGACTTTTGTCTCCTTCTTTCTCCTCATCGTCCCAGCCAGTATCAGTCTTCCATTCTATAACATCAGGTGTAGTGTGAAGTATCCTGTTTCCAGGGCGATTCATACACCAATATGTAGTATACTCCGGCCATAGACCACTATCGTCCCATACGGACCCCCATCCGTTGTAGTTTGTATCAGTCATAAACCCAGTATAAATCAATCTGTTTGCAATATCTCGATATTCACAATACCCATTCGCCTCATATGTTCTTGGGTCAAATACCCCTATAACATACGATCCATCGGGATAAATCACTACAACTGAACCAGGTGGCCCACCTGGGGGAACTGGATGACGAACAATTGTTCTTCCGTCTGGAAGATATTGTTTAGTAGGACGAACTGACAAAACAGTTCGTTCTGTAAGAACAGAAGCAGGATGAACCTTTGCTTTTGAGGTGTGGCGTTGACCCATCTATCTTATTTGAGTTTGTTATATTTGACCCCATATTTATCCATCCATTTTGAAAACACCTTCATTGCAGCCTCCATATTTGATGTTCTATGTGGATGATGATATGCGCGGTTATACATTGTAGTTATGACCTGTTTTTGATACACGATTGGCCGATCTTTGATCGTTCGTATCGTGTAACGAGCCTTAGCAGCATCTTTAAATCCTAATCCTGGAGTGCTTGTCTTTGGATGTTTATCCTCGTAAAGACTTGTATTCATCTAACCAACTTTACAAATCCCTTATAAAATTTTACTGGACTACGTAATCCTGCATCAAATACTCTTCCATCATTGAGTTTGATAAACAAGCGAATCTTTAGATTTCTTCGTATTGTCTCCTGATATGCCTCCCTTATGACGTCATTGGTTATCATATAATAAAACGAACCGTCATCTGAAAGAATATCTTTCCCAACGGAATAAGGAGAGTTTCTCCTAGTGACTCCTGTTGAATATGAGCGAACGACTATCCCTGAGTTTACAACGGTTCCATGGCGATAATTTCCAGGGTATTTATAATATTCGTGGGCTTTTTTGAAGTTTTGAAATATCATCCCCCCTAGTGTGAGAATGAAGAAACACTTCATTCACACAAAAAAATATGAACAAAAATGTTCTCTTATCTAAATGAACCTTTCCTATATACTTAATGATAGGTTCCCGTGGGCTCATTAAACATAATTACGTCAAAATAATTTACGGAACTATTGCTGGTTACATTTCCGCAGACACCTATAAAACAATATACCACCAAACCTACCAAGCATTACCAAATGAAACAAACAAACCACTCAAACATACACTAACCACCCTTTTCACGATTCCAACAATCCCTTCTCTCCTCCTATTCATCCCCCCATATGTAGCAACGAAAAAAACTATTTCCTGGTGTTCTTCCGAGTCTTCTTCTTAGTTCTCTTTTTAATAGGTTTTTTCGCGGTTTTCTTTACTGTTTTTTTCGCGGGTTTCTTCGTCTCCAAAGATTCCATGCCTTTATTTTTTTTGGAGTTCATTTTGCGATATTCTTTCTTAGCCTTGATCAATACTTCTTTAAAAGTAAGATCTGGGTTTGAATCCTTCATTCGAATCACAAGATCAAGCCATTCCGTCATTCTATAATTAGAAGATAAAGAGATTTTTACCATGGGTAATTTCCACCTTTTTGTCCGCGTTTGTTTTCAATAGTGATTCGTGTTTCTCGTGTAGAAATACAAAATCTTGGTGGACTTGTTCCTTTGAGAGATGGTTGAGACCTTAATATAGAACGTAGACTCTTAATAAAATCCACAATTGGGAGTCTGTTCATTGTATATGTTTTTATTAATCTCATTTTAGATTCATATTCAATTGAATATTATAATATTTGAATATGAATGACACAATAATGATACATTTTGTATGGATGTTTGTTGTGGTTCAATGGTTTAATTATCATGGAAGATGGAGATTTGGTGTATATAATGAAAATGATATGTTCTGGTCTATGTTTTGGTTTATAATTCTGTGGCTACTTGGTATCTATTTGGTTTCTCAGGAGTATAAGACAATCGTAATTTTATGGGGTCTATTCTTGGCAGTTACAAATCGGGTATTTTGTGAACAGTTTGGTCAGAGAGTTGGTAAAAATCTGTGGGATGGAGGTGTTATTTTATTGATTTTGTATTTATCAGCGTCTTTAATCTCTTAAATGATTTAGATGGCTGACACTTCTTCAAAGGAACAAACACAGGCGTTAAAGCAGATACGCGAAATGCGAGGGACAGAATCAAGGGGTCCTATCCTTGATTTTATCCATTTTTTATTGGATTTTGATATTATTGGGTATACCTCTGCGTTTATCATTGCAGTAAGTGCCAGTGAGTTATTTAATTCCATCGGTCGCGCAGTTGTAAAATCGTTTAAGTTTGGAGATATTTTAGGAGATATTGTGGAGAATTTAGTGGCGTTTTTAATTGTGGTGATTCTTGTATTCCTTGTGATGTATTATGTCATCCAACCTATTGTTGCGTCTAGAGCAGTTCAAGAAGAAAGGAAGGTGAAAGAGGTTGTGAAGGCAGCGGAAGAAAAGGAAATCCAGAAGAAGGCTAAAAAATCTGTAGATGGTTTCGGAACTCGTTTTGCGTTATATTGATAGATGTCTCCAGTATTATTTCTTATGATTGAAATATTTTTTATTTCTTTGATAATTGTCATTATTCGTCAGGCTGAACGAACCCGAAACCTTCAGGGTTCTCTTGAACTAAATTATGTACTATTGGGGATATCTGTTCTAAAATTAATTTTGATTGCAGTCATTGCATATCTGGGAATGTCAATGTGTGATTTTGCAAAAAGTATGTATTGTTAAAATAATATTCATTCTAATCAAGAATGATTGGGAAGATTTTATACTTCTCAAAAGGTCTCGCGAACAGGGTTCGAACCTGTGACTAAAGGAGCTACAATCCTCTGCTCTGCCACCTGAGCTACCGCGAGTAATAATCTAGCTTCAGTATTTTTTCAAAAAAAAATGAAAATCGCTGTAATGAAGCCAAGTGTTTTCCGGGGTTTGCCAAGAATCGAACTCGGGATACGTGCACCCAAAGCGCGTGTGATACCACTTCACCACAAACCCTCATCCTCCTCTTCTCCCACCCCTGCCATACATTCCCACCCCTGCCATACATTTCACCTCCCCCACACTAACCCCGACATTTTCCACCACATCATATAAACGCACGTTCGCTTTAAGCCCCTTTACTCTTTTTTAAGGAATACTTAAGTATAACTTAAGTCTGTGAAATATTTTCACATAAAAGAATGGAGGTCCCGGTGGGGCTCGAACCCACGACTCTAAGCTTAACAGGCTCATGATCTACCGACTGATCTACAGGACCAATTGTGTTTCGTCAGTCTTAAAAAAGACCGAAGGGAACTTTTATGGTTCCCTTACGATAAAAAAAGATATGAATATGGAAAAATAAACGCACCGCATCTTTAATGTAAAGATGTTTGGGGGTCCGCACCCCCAAAAAGTATTCCCGACGGGA